TGATGATATTAAGCGCGTCACTTACAAATACAAGATTCACGACCCGCAAGCCGCGCTTGATAAACTGGCGCGAATTCACGGGTTGTACAAAGATACGCTTGACCACAGCGGCACGATAAACCTAACTGGCTTCAAAGTAATTGAACCGGAGGCGGCGGAAGGCGCAGACGATGGCGGCGACGCAACGACAATCTGACAGGGGAATTGACTTTTCCAACCCGGCGTTATTCAACCGCGCCTATATCCCGCTGTTCAAGGATAAAACACGGTTTCTGCATCTGTTTGGATCGGCGGGTTCCGGCAAAAGCGTGTTTGGTTTTCAACGTGAGATTGTGAAGAGCTTTCGCCCGGAGCGTCGTAACCGCAAAACTCTTGTTGTCCGGCGTTATGCCACGACGCTTTTCGACTCCTGCTATAACGAACTCGAGCGGCGCATTGAAAGTTTCAACCTCACTGATTATTTTGCTTTCCTCAAAAGCCCCATGCGGATTACCAACCGCGTCACCGGCGTAGTGTTCATCTTCAAGGGTTTTGATGATGAACAAAAGATAAAATCCATCACCGGTGTTGACCGTATCATCGTAGAAGAGGCGACGGAAATTGACAGCCAGAGCGATATTGACCAACTGAGTTTACGTTTGCGCGGATTTGCCGAAACGCAGATAACCTTGATGTACAACCCGGTCAACGTCTGGCATTGGTTGTCTCAGGAAGTCCACAACAAACTGCCCGGGGGCCACCGGCTTTTTCACACGACGTATAGGGATAACCGCTGGGCCGATAAAGCCTTTGTGGATTTCTTGGAAGGCACAAAGGAAACCAACCCGGCCTATTGGCGCATTTACGGACTTGGCGAGTGGGGGCAAAACCTCGAAGGGTTGGTTTACCCTGATTTTACCGTCAAAGCGGATAACGACTGGACGCCGCAAGGCTACGGCGTTGACTTTGGTTACAATGCACCAACAGCGATTGTTGAATGTGGCATTGTTGACGCGCCGGGCCAGGAGAAAAAAACTTTGCGCGTTCGTGAATTGCTTTACGAAACGAAGCATACCAGCGATAGCCTGATTAAGCGCTGCGAGGAGCTTGGGCTAGACCGTCGCTTGCCGATGATTTGCGATAACGCCAGGCCGGAACTTATCGCGGCTTTGCAAAAAGCCCGCTACAACGCGCTGCCTTGCGAAAAGGGCGCGGGTAGCGTTAAGGCCGGCATCGACGCGGTGAAGACCTACGCGCTGGAAATACAAGCCGGCAGTAAAAATCTATTGCGGGAAACCCAAAGCTATACTTGGAAAAGCAAACAAGGCCAAATCTTAGAAGAGCCGCAAGATGGAGCCGACCATTTATTAGACGGGGCCAGATATTACGTCCGGCATATTACCGTGAACGCGCCACGCGGCCCGGCCAACTTTTTCGGTAGCAGTAAGCGCAGCACTTGGAGATGATGATGAACAAAAGTTTCAATCTAAAAGAATTTGGCCGCACCGGGTTGAACCGCTACGGCGGACAGGTCGCTGAAGAATTCTTGCCCGAACTGACCGGAACCCGTTGGCAGCGCATCGTGCGCGAAATGACGGCGAACGACGCCACCATCGGGGCGCTTTTATTCGCTATCGAAATGATGATGCGCCAGGTCGAGTGGACAATTGAACCTGTCAGCGCAGAGGCGGCGGATGCGGAATTGGCGGATTTTGTGCGCGGCGCGCTATTTGAGGATATGTCGCAGACCTGGCCCGACACGGTAGCGGAAATTATCTCCTTTCTGCCCTGGGGTTGGTCTTACCTGGAAATCGTCTATAAGGAACGGCGCGGCCCCGGCGACGACCCGACGCGGCGCAGCCGGTTCACGGACGGGAAAATCGGCTGGCGTAAGTTGCCTTTGCGGGCGCAAGAATCTTTTTACGAGTGGCTGTTTGACGACGAAGGCGGCGTGCAGGGGTTAGTGCAAAGCCCCGCGCCGGATTTTGTGTTACGCACCGTGCCGATTGAAAAGGCCCTGCTCTTTCGCACCAACGCGCACAAGAATAACCCGGAAGGTTTGAGCATTTTACGCCGGGCCTACAGAAGTTGGTACTTTAAGAAGCATATCGAAAACATGGAGGGCATAGGCTTAGAGCGCGATTTGGCGGGCTTGCCGAAAGGGGAAATGCCGTCAGAGTACATGAGCGATAACGCCAGCGATGAGCAAAAAGAAATCTACACTATGTTCAAAGCTATTGTGACCAGCGTGCGGCGCGATGAGCAGGAAGGAATAATTATTCCTTCCGACCGGGACGCCGCCGGCAACAAGAAGTTTGATTTTTCGCTGGTCACCACCGGCGGGCGAAGACAGTTTGATACCAACGCGATTATTCAACGCTACGATGTCAAAATGCTCAACGCAGTGCTGGCGGATTTCATCATGTTGGGGCATGAAGGCGTGGGTTCTTACGCCCTCTCCGCCGATAAAACCGAAATGTTTCTCTCGGCCCTGGGCGCGTGGTTGGATTCGCTGGAAGCGGTAATGAACCGTTACGCCATCCCGCGCCTGTTGCGCCTGAACGGGATGCGCGAGGATGTTTCGCCGCAACTCCGGCACGCCAAAATCAAACGCGAGACGTTAGAGAAATTCGGCGCGTTCCTCGTACAATACTCGCAATCCGCCGAGGCTTTTGATGATGAGCAGAAGAAATTTATTTTAGGCAAAGCCGATATTCCGGCGGCGCAACCGGCAAAAAACAAGAAATAATTGAGCTATGCCTTATTTTGCAACCCTGCCAATTTTACAACCCGCGCCAATCGTGCGTCGGTGCGAAAAATGCCAACGGGCCGCCGTCGCTTTTGTGCCGGCGGGTATTAGCGTGCGCGTCAAGCACGGCAGTGAAGTCCATGAAAACCTGATTTCTATTCGTGAATTGTTGGCTTTTCTGGCCTTGCGCGGCTTTCAGATAGTGGGCCAATCGGCTTTGGCGCAAAGAAATATGGAGTAAGTTGCACAATCTGTATTAAAAATGGGTTGCGTTTTACATTTTACTGTGTTAAGTCTAGCCATTGTCAGGCAACCGCTTAGTTGAAAATTTATCAGGCGTCAGTTTAGAAGCCACTTGTAGTCGTCAGATTAGACGACCAACAAGCGGCTTTTTTCGTTTAAGGGACGCTAACTCAAACGAAAAAAGCCGCAGAGAATAATGACCGCTAACAATAACAATCGCGCGTATTTTCTCGCCGCCGCCGCTATTTGGGCGATGCGGAAAGAAAACCTGGATGTGCTGCTGGAAATTGCCGCGCATACCAGAAAGCAGAGCGCGGAAGCAATTCAGGCGTTGACCAACCAAAAAGGCGAAACACCTGATTACAGCTACCGCGTTGAAGTGCGCGACGGCGTGGCGATTGTCCCCTTGCAAGGGCCGCTCTTTCGCAAAGCCAATATGATGACCGCCTATTCGGGCGCGACTTCCTACCAACTGGCGGCGCGCGATTTCCAGAGCGCGCTCAACGATTCCAATGTCTGCGCTATCTGCCTGGAAATTGACAGCCCTGGCGGTGAAGTCAACGGCTGCCACGAATTCGCGGCGCAAATCTTCGCGGCGCGGGGCGTTAAGCCGGTTGTCGCTTACGTCGGCGGTATGGCTTGTTCCGCCGCCTACTGGTTAGCCGCCGCCGCTGATGAAATCGTTATTGACCCGACGGCCCAACTTGGTTCAATCGGCGTGGTTTCAACCTATTACGATGTCAAAGGCGCGCAAAAACAACTTGGCGTTAAAGAGTACGTTTTTCGTTCCAGCCAAAGCCCCAGGAAGAATCTGCCGCCGGACACTAAGGAGGGGGCGGACGCGCTACAAGTCACGCTTGATAGCCTGGCCGAAGTCTTCATCAACCGCCTGGCGGAATATCGGGGCGTAAAGGCTGAAACCGTGCTGAATGATTTCGGGCAGGGCGGTTTGTTGGTCGGACAGGCTGCTTTAGATGCGGGACTGGCTGACCGCTTCCTCTCACAAGAGGAATTGCTGGCCGAGCTTTCCGGCGGCGTTTCCCAAGCCACCTACATTTTAGGAGCCGTTGAAAACATGCCCGCCGCGAATGAGGTAAAGGCTATGGACAAAAAGAAAAAGGCCGAGGATGAAACCGACGACACGCCCGAAGAAATTTGCCCGGATTGCGGGAAAGACCCTTGCGAATGCAAGAAAGAGGAAGGAAAAGCGATGAGCAAAGAAAACACTGAACAGGCCACGAATGCCGGGGCGCAAGCAAGCATGGAGGCGCGACTTGCCGCCGCCGAAGCGCAAGCCGCTGAAAACAAAGCCGCCGCCGAGGAAGCGCAAAAACAGGCCGAAGCCGCCAATTCGCGGGCCGCCAAACTGGAAGGCGAAGCGCAACTGCAACGCTTGACGGCAGCCGCGCAAAACTTCATGGGCGACACTGAGGCGCACGTCAAATTTATGGACACGCTGGCGGCCAAATGCGGCGAAGACTCCAAAGAATTCGCCTTCTACGTCCAGCAGCAGACGGCGCACGCCGCGCAGGTGCGCGCCGGCAACCTCTTCAAGGAAGCGGGCCGGAGCGGGGCCGGAATGCCGGCGACCAATACTGCCGCCGAAGCCATCGCCCTCCAGGTCAAAACGCTGATGGACAAAAACCCCGACTGGAGCCAGATGGACGCGCAACGCCGCGT